AAGTTGATACATGGTACCGCGTGAAATTATTCTTCCGGTGGAACCAAGTATTTCATTTTGTCTATTCTCAAACATATCAGCAACTAACATTCTAAGTGCTTGCTTCACCATTGGATCGGTGTTTGCTACTGTGGTAATTTCAACCTCGATTGCAAAATCTTTCACATAAAGTGATGGTAAATTACCTTTTAATTCAATGTAAGAATATAAACCTTGATTCCAATGATAATTTTCAGTACTTAATAAAGTACGTGTATTATCCAAATCATAATAGTAAATTGCTATTGTATCTACTTTTGCAACATCTACACGGAAATCATCCCATTCCTGCATGTAGCCCAATATAGACCCCTTTACAAAGATTGCGGTCTCATTGTACAACCATACGTGCGCACTTGCCAAATAGTCGTTTATAAGGTCATCAAATGAGTCATCAAGAATGTTCAAATGTCTTTTTGCTTCAACCAAAGTCAATGCCCAATTTTCAACCGGTGTGTAGCTGGTTATTTTTTTATTTCTTATCATTTTTTGATTATAAAAAAAGGGATAGGCACAACACCCACCCCTTTTATATTAGTTATTAGTTAAGACTAACCGAATGTTCCAACTGATATTGCTGCATCTTGGATAAGTGCGGCATCCCAGTAAGAATTCAATATTAATCTGTTGGTTCCTTTGATTGCTTGAGTGTAAGGATCCATTAGGATTTCAACACCACCAAACTGAGCAACTTGAACTTTAGACCAATCTCCGTAATAAACTGCAGGGTTGGTTATGTCTGCAATTTGATTACTGAATTTAGCCATCATGCCCATGATCATTTCGTTCACGATAAGTGGACTAACACCAGAAACTTGTGCTGCTGCGTATACATCACTGAACACATCGTTAGATAATGCAAAACCTAAGTTACCGCGATTATGGTTGTTGCCTTGTACTTCTTCGATAAGAGCAAGAACAAGTGCGCTGATTGAAGCGTTTGTTAATTCCGTTTTACCGTTTCCTAACCATTCAAATGCACCGTTTGCAGTGTCATCAGTAAATAATGCATATTCAACTTTTGCGCCAACTGCTTGAGCTATTGAATTTCTAAGTGCAGTCTCTAAAGAACTGTTTGCTTGCATAGCTGCTTGTTTTGAATAATCAACATAAGCGGCTAATCTTCTTGGTGCAAGGTCTTTTTTGCTCATTGCTGAACCGCCATCAATTGCATCAGAAACTTCAGTTTCCCATTGTGTGCTAACTGCACCCAATATTGGAATTCTTTGGTCTGTTGAAGTAGATATTCTTGTAACACCTAAGTCAGCTAAGATTGTGTTTGCATAAACCGCATCTACAAAAGAAGTTTGTTCAACACCACTTGTTCCATTTTCGGTAATAACTGCTCTATTCAAGATCATTGAAGGGATAACGATTCCGTTTGAAGAACGACCAATTGCGTTCATTTCTTTCTCACCTTCTTGAGCCATTTCTAACTCAACGCCTTCCAATTTACCACCAAACGCGGCACGAACTGCTTTACCAAAAGAAAAGTCTCTTACTATTTCTTTTTCCTCTTTGTTAGTGGTTGCAACTGGTGCGCCACTTAAATTTGCTGCTTTCAATCTGATTTCTTCTAATTTTTCTGTTTTTGGAAGTTCTTCAACCAAAGTTGTAAGTCTTTCCATGTTTGTATCGAAAGATACTTTCTCATCTGCCGTAAAATCTCTATCTTCAGAAGAAACTAATGCTTCTAATGAATCAAGGATATTTTTTACGCTTCCGATTTCTTCACGTATTTCTAAACTATTTTTCATTTTTATGTATTTTTTAATTTACCTTACAAAAATTGTTATTTAAATTATAGGTATTTTGTAACTATTTTAACCTTTGCATAATTTCGCAAATCAGCTTTTGTATTTACACCCATTTCAACCGGTGCAATTACTTCTTCAATTACTTCCAAAGATTTTTTAATTTCTTCAATTTGGTCTGCACTTCTTTTAAATGCATCCTTGTTAGATCCTGCACTAACAATTGACCATTCAATCAATTCTTGACGTGTGAAATAAATAGTACCACTATCTTCACCATTGTCAACATTGCCATAACGATACTCATGTGGAATGGCCCCAACTGATGCCATTTTAAGAATGCCATCCTGCATTTTATTAAATACTTTGTCTGCAAGTGGATTGTTTCCTTCGCGCTCAAATGTAACTTCACCAATCAATGAATCATCTTCTATGTACACTCTGGATGTGCCAATTATTGTATCTGGATTTGAATCACTTGTAACATGGTTGTATGCAACTATTGGGTTTCTATTATAATTCTCTAAATCCCAACCGGCTAATTTGAACACGGTGCCATGTCTGTCAATTGATTCTGTTGATATTACAAATTGTGCAGTTCTATTTTCGGCATTAACGCCGCGAACCTCTGCAATTCTTTCTATTTTATTCATTATTTTGGTATGTCTTTTTTATAATATTCGGCCATTTGTTCAATTGGAATACGGTTGATTTGAACATAACGCTCATCACCATTTTCAACTGAGTTTCTATCTTCCAATTCAAGAACGTCATTAATTGTGTAAGCACCTATGTCTGTCATCAATCTATAGTATTCACCTTTGGTTTTTACGTCTGTTCTAAGTAAACGATCAACATTATGTTTAAAATAATGGTTTCTTTTTTCGCTTTCTTTTAATAACTTACGTCTATATTCCTGCTCTATCTTTTCAATCCATGAGCCAATTCCATAAGTAACAAATTCGATTGATTGGTGTTCAATGTTTGAAAATGTTGCCCCATCCATCTCATTGATCATGTGCGAAGGTATGCCCAGAATTGTGGCAATTTCGTTCTTTTGGAATTTACGTGTTTCTATAAATTGCGCATCCTGAGGTGGTAAGCCTAAACGATGGTATTTAGAACCTGCATCTAATATTGCGGTTCCTCTTGTGCCGTTTGCGCCATAGTTGTTTGTCCATTGCTGATTGATTGCATCTTTGGTTTCTGGCTTTAAAACACCGGCATATTCAATATAACCATCTATTCTTGTTCCTTTGTTATAAAAATCGGCACCGTAATCTTGTGCGGCTATCGAAAGTCCTAAATTCTGTTTGTGGGCTTGTATTGCGCTTATTCCAATTACGGGATCCGATCCAAAGCCCCTGAGATTAATTATATCTCTATCTTTTACAAGTAAACTTTCTTGTTTGTTTGCTGCCTCTTTTACTTCAACCTTCCAATATAATTCATCATCATATTTCAATGGTTCACAAATCTCACGTGATACGTTTACAAGTCCGGTGGGTGTTCCAAATCTATCACGTTCTATTATTGCTAAACCATTTCCGTGATTGATTGCTGATGTGATTAAGATTTGTGTGAAATCAAACGCACAAGTTTGATAATTAGATTCTGCATTAAGTAGGTATTCAACCGGATGGTCTGTCATTGTGCGCTTACCGTTAACCTTTTTAAATACATCAACTGGCAACATTGCCACTGATTCCGATATTCTTCTAACACCGGCCCAATATGCACTTAATCCAAATACACTTTTTTCGTTTACCGGTGTACGCCCAACCATGCCGCCAAAATTGGCATTTAAAAATCCTTTCTTTTCTGAAAGCACTGGATTGATCCGTTTTACCTCAAACCCTAATATATTCATCCTTGCAAAAATCTTATTAATTTATTTGTTATAATTGTAATTTATTTAACTAAAAGTTTTTATCATAGTTCTTTCGCTCAACTTCAAGTTTGAAATAATGAAATGCGGCAAGTCCATTAATGTGCGAATCAGTTGGGAAAAAATACTTCCAACCTTTTGAATATCCCCTTGCAATGTAATAAAAAAACGCTGCCGCTAATTTTCCACTTGATTTTTTAAACACAACTGTTGCGGTGTGGTCTGACATTGAAATTATTTCATCCACTTCAAAAGTTTCATTGTTAAAATTACCCTCACGATCCGGCCTTGAAAATCTTTGTGCAACACTTTTACATTCTGCATCTAATTCTTTTGCAATTTCTTTGTTCATTTTTTAACAATTCTTTTTTTCTTTTCAATCGATTTGTTTTTGTGCCTGATGCTTTCGCTTGCCTTGTAGCTTTGATAGTTCTTATGTGGCTTGTAATGTGGGAAGTAGATGTTTATTTCTTTCACACACGCATCGTATGCCATTTTTCGCACTTTTACGCGCTTCAAATGCTTATGAAATAACTCATCTATGCCCTTGCAAATTGCATCAATTACATCAACCGGAATGTCAAGATTTGGCTTGTAGTTACTTACTACCGGCCCCCTATCTTGACTATTTGCCAAAATAACACGATATGAATCAAAATCTTTGTAATGTTTAAAATTAGGTGCATATTCCCTGACTAAATCAAGTGCAGCATCATAGGCATCTTCTTGATTGTTGTTTTTTAACATTTGTAAAAAAATAAAATCAAAATTCTTTTTGTAGTTTAACACATTGTAAACTGGTTCTGTAAGTATCAT